AAATGACAAGGCAAGAGCAAGAGGATCAAGCGCAGCTTGAGTGGCTGCGGAAATGGAAAGAACGACGGAAGGAAAAAAGAAATGTGAGAAAAAAGTCATGGTTTTATAAGATTCTAAGGAAACTCGGAATCATAAAGGATTACGAGGAAGACATAAGAACAAGAATGGAGATGTGCGAAAGAGCAATAAAAGCAAATGTATGTCCTGAGGATTGTGACATTTGTGCATGGGATGTGAAAGGAGGGATTGATTACAATGGTTATATTACGACCAGTAGGAACAATAGGAAACCGTCTGAAGTATCTAAGAAAAATCAGAGGACTGACAAGAGAAGAGGCAGCAGTCAAGCTAGACATGAAGGAGGAAAGACTGCAAGATCTTGAGACGGGAAGGAAAGGGCTGACGCTAGGAGAAGCAATCAAATATGCAGAAACATATAATGTGTCTTTAGATTACATAGCAGGGAGAAAGAAAGTTGAATATTGAAGATGCAATCAGAATCATTAGGGGGGTGGATACATCCAACAGCGAAGAAAACATCGAAGCAAAGAAAATGGCAGTTAAAGCATTAGAGAAGCAGAGACAAAAGAAGATTAAAACATGGAACGGACAAGCATCGTGCCCACGCTGCAAGAAACTATTCGGAGAAATGAAGACAATCAGAAATCTTACTACGTGGGAAATGCCATACTGCAAATTTTGCGGACAGGCTCTTGATTGGAGTGATGAACAGTGAAAAGAAGTACAGACACACGCTGGAGTCCAGCAGAGATCCAGCAGAACCAAAAAGAACATTATGCTGCCATGGCAGAGCATCCGCCTGACCGGAAGGCAAGCGAGAAGTTTCATCGGCCAGCATACCAAGCAGGAAAGCTGATCGAAGCACAGGGGCAGCAGTTGTGGCACGGAGATGTAGCAGAATACTTGGCGAGAAAGTACAAGATAGGAGATGATGCCAATGGAGAAGAGACTGGAAGAGAACAATGTAAAAAACGAGAACGACAGGAAGAAAACCTATCTCAGGGCATACAGAAAACATGGGAAGAGAATCAAGAGGATCGAATCGGAGATTGAAGAGATCAGGAACATGAAGATGTATCCGTCCTCGAATAATGATGGGATGCCACATGGATCGAATCAAAGCGATTTAAGTTCTTACGCGGCAGCTCTTCAGGAAAGAGAGGACAAGCTGTATCAAGAAGGAGTGAAGCAGGTACAGACCTATAAGGACATAGAATACAGAATTAATAAGCTAGAGGATCAGGACGAAAGAGATGTTATGTTCTACAGGTATATCAAAGGATTTGAGTGGTGGCAGATAGCACAACTCATGGAATACAGTGAGAGTTGGATCTACGAGTTACACGGGAGAGCACTGAAAAAGATTCAAATCAATTAAAGAGTGGAGTTCACTGGAGTTTTACACATGCTAATATGGTATTGTCGAAAGACGGACAGATACTTCTACAACACTCCTTGGAAAAGACACCTGAATGCCAGCGGGTGTCTTTTGTGCGTGAGGGAAAGAAATGACAGACAGAGAAGCAAAAGCATTTTACAATGCAGCAGCATGGAAACATAAGAGGATGCAGATACTTGAGAGAGATCACTATGAGTGTCAGGACTGCAGAAAGAGATTGAAGGATGCAGTGGCAGCAGGTCACATCCTGCAAGGAGAAGACAGAAAGATCAGAAGAGCTGAAGAGGTGCATCATATTGTTGAACTAAAAGAGCATCCGGAGCTGGGGTTGGAAGATGACAACCTGATCAGTCTATGTGTGAAGTGTCACAATCTGCGACATGGAAGGACTCCAAGAAGATTCCAAAGAAAGAAGAAGCTTGCGAGCGAAGAAAGATGGTAGCTACACTGAGGGCAGACATAGCTTAGGAGGAGACAAGCGGACGGTGCAAGCCGTCGCATGTGCGGTTCGAGTCCGCAGCTGTCCTCAATTTTTAAATAGACCCCCCGGTAAATTCTCAGCGATTTTTCCTGAGTGAAGAACGGGGATGTAGCCATGACTCTGGAGAAATTTTAAAATCTCGCGTGAAAAGGGCAGGGGGGTCAAATTTCAGGACTCACTATAAGAAGGAAAGTTTTCAGATAACTTCAAAAAAGGCTTAAAAAGAGCGAAAAAAGAAGTGAAAAATTGATAAAAATGGCATGATTTGAGTGAAAAAGGTGGTGAAAAGATTGACTCAGAGGAAGAAAACACTGACACAGACGGAGATAAAAGAATCGTTAGTAAAGCAGTTGAAGTTGCGTGGAATGAACGCAGAATTCTATAAGGATTTAGTTGATGATTATGTATATTATTGGTCATTGAAAAAGAAACTGATTGCAGATATTAGGAAAAAAGGAATCCGGTATGAAGCCATCAATGGAAATGGTGTGAGTGTGGAAAAGGCAAACGAATCTGTAGTCAATCTGCAAAAGACCACAGCAACTATGCTGAAAATCTTGGCTGATCTGAAGCTGAAAGAACCGATACCAGAACCGGAGAATCCGACAGATGGTTACCTGTAAAGAGATTGATAATTATCTCAAATATGCCGAAGAGCATCCGAAATGGATAAATAAAAAGAGAAAATTACTGATAGAAAACATCGTGAAGCCGACATTGAAGCGAAACGATGTTTTTTTTGACGAAAAAACATATAGGAACTGTCTACAGTACTGCGAAACAAATTACTACGAACTATTTCCATTCCAAAAGTTCATTTATGCGTTTGCATTTATGTATGTAAATGACATTCCAGTATTTTCAAAGTTCTTCATCAAGGAAGGACGTGGAAATGGCAAAGATGGATTCATCGTGCCGCTGGTAAATTTCTTTCAGACTCCGCTCTACGGAGTGAAAAATTATCATGTTGAAATTGTGGCGAACTCAGAGAGCCAGGTTAAGGACACATTCAAGGTAGCTTATGACATGCTACATGATAATACAAAATTCAAGGGAAAGTTTTCGGTCACAAAGGAACTTATCACGAACCTGGCAACAGGATCGGAGATGAAATACAACACTTCGAACGCAAAGACCAAGGATGGTAAGCGAACAGGATGTCTTGTCCTGAACGAAATCCATGCCTACGAGAACTATGACCAGATCAATGTATTTGAATCCTCTTTTGGTAAGGTCAAGCATTCGAGAGAGTTTATTATCACAACAGATGGCTATGTCAGAGACGGTCCGCTGGATGAAATTTCGGCAATGTGTGCAGAAATCTTGGAGACGGGAGAGAATCTGCTAGGGTACTTTCCTTTTATTTGCGAGATTGATGACATGAAGGAAGTTGATGATCCGGAGGCATGGCATAAGGCGAATCCGTCGATGGAATATATGCCGATTCTTGCGAATCAGATCATGCATGATTATCTGGAAATGAAGAAGATTCCGTCAAAGCGTGCTGAATTTATTACAAAACGAATGGACAGATCGGCACGAAAGGAAGAGGAGACGGTCACAACATGGCAAAATGTCCTGAGAGCATGTTATGAAGGCGAGACAATGGAAGAACTGGAACGAAAGATTCCGCGGATAACATTGGACACGCGAGGACAGGCAGCAGTGATCGGCATTGACTATGCGGATGTGCGCGACTTCGCGAGTGCAGGGATCCTGACCAAGGACTATGAAACCGGAGAATACATCTGGAGACAGCACACATGGATCTGTGAAGATTCTCCGTTCCTGAGTTCTATCAAGTTCCCAATTATGCAGAATATGGGACAACCGGAGTTCGAGGATTACGAAGTAGTACCAGGACCAGTCATAGATGTGAATACTATAGTGGCATGGTGCTTAGACAAGATGCAGGATTATG